TTAATCATTTCATTATATACTTCTTGTATTTGTTTTGTCTTCATAATTATTTAATACCTTGGAACTTATCAGTTGTCGATTCAATTTCCCAATATACAGAACGTAAGCCAACTTCAAATGTAGTCACATCAGCGGCTTCATTAGATACTTCAAGATTACCAACATTAGCAACTGAAACACCAACAATTCTATATGTCTCAACAACTGTCTCCATATCGGCACCTAATAGATGCAAACGAACATATGAATTTTTAGGAATACGGCGATCACCACCAAAGACTGAACCATTGCCGATAGCAGGATCCGTCATATATGATTGCCACTTCATGAAGGCTTTACGGATGTTACCATTGATGTCTGCTCTAATTGTAAGTGAATGTTCGTTCTCCATCGTCATATGAGTTGGCACTGGAATTGGATATGCTTTATATGGCACATCAGCATACTCTTGTGTTCTATTAGGTGCCGTAAACCCTTGAATATATAGAGTTACGTCTTGAAGTGCTTCGTCAACATCGTCATAGCCACTATAGACCTCAAGTTCCCACATGTTTTGAGTGCGGACACCTGTCTTTTGAATATTGTTAAGAAATGATTGTAATGATCTGGCCATTTTGGTTCTCCTGCTTATGATTGGAAATTGCTTATAGATCTATTTATCATCGCGGAGAGAAAAGACTAAATCATAACATTATATACTAGGTGGGAATTTCCAAGTTCTTTAACTTTTATATTTAATGAATTTCGGATATCATCTGCAACTATATTGAATGTATCTAAATCTTTCTTGAAACGATTTAATCCCAATGTACAAAATGCAGCAGGAATGATCGCTGATTTATCATGAAAGCCATGTGGATATTGTTGCTCAACACTTATTTCTTTATTGAATAATATCTTGATTATTTCTGTTGACATTTGAATAAAATATGGTATATGTATAACATGATATCCCATTTTTCTATACAAGTCATCCTTTAACATATCTCGGACTATTACTGACGGTGTTGTATAATGTTGATATCCATCAAACTCAATTATTAACATTAATGCGTCAATTCTAAAATCAGGCCTACATCTAGATTTACTATCTGGTACTGATTTATCACATATTACATCTTCACCTTCGAAAAGCAGTGGTACCCATTTGACTCTAAGTTCTGATTCTGTTAAATATTCTTTCATATTATATTATACATAATATGTTCATGTATTTAAAGATATCCATGCAAATAAAAAGAGCCATATAAAATATGACTCTTTCTAATGTGTTGATATTTAACAGTTTAGAGAACTATTTCAGCAAACGAACCTGAAGTGCGAAGAGCAATAAAATCAACGAGGATAAATTCAGAAGTTTTCGAAGGTTTTAACATAATAGCTACCTTGAGCTCATTTCTGTCGATAACTTCTGAAGTATTATTTGTTTCATCGCAGATAATTCTATAATCATATAATCCACCACGCAGTTTGACGTCTTCAAATATCGGTGTGATTTGATCAACGAAGCGAGTGCGGGTGTATGAATTATTTGGCTCATATACATAATATCTTGCAATCTGATACACCAATCGTTCAAGTCTTAAGAACATACGTCTAACATTCACGCGGTCAAAAGCAGATGGTTTTGTCTGCAATGTCTTCTGGCCTTCTAGCACTATACCATCAAATGGATAATTGATCGCGAAGTTCCACCCTTTAGTGTAAATGCTTCCACCTTGCTTCTTGTTAGGATTGAACGCGATGTCATTTGCAGTGAAGATCACACCACGATTCAAACCAGCAGGTGCGTCCCAATAGTTTGCATTACGGTCAGTGTAAAGATAAACACCCATCGCTTTAATCGAAGGTGGGCACCAGAATGATGTGCCAGTGAATTCATCAAGTTGCTTGAACCAATTCATATAACCTGCGCCATATGAGCTGTTTAGGCCAGTTGTGTATTTCACTTTGTTTAGAATGTTAGCGTCGATTGTATTATCAGGTGCAGATGGTCTAACAATCTTTTGTGATCCTGTAGCAACAAGTGGTCGCATGCCGTCAATAATTGCAATACAGTCTTTACGAGTGTTTTGACAGAAATTAATAAGCTGTGACGAAGTGCTGCGCCATCCTAGAGTATCATCACGGTCAGTAAGGACCCACGCTGATGCGTCTGTTGATGTAGGGTCATATGCTGAAGCGCTATCAGAATCGGTTGCTGATAATGCAGTTAGATATGATCCGATATTAGATAGACCACAGTCTGGAACGATGTCAATCTCAACTTCATCAATATTATTCAACTTATCAAAAATTGAAGTGATTGAAGTAGTTAATGTCGCTACGCTTAATACTTTAGATGCTTGAGCTTCAGTAAAACCGAAAACACCATTTGCTACATTATTGATATGATATGTAGAAGTTGAAGAAGCTAGATTACTTCCTGTGATATTTGAATAGAATTCAATATAATTCGAGTTGTTATTAATAATGTCGTCGATGAAGATAGATTCATTTGTGTCAGGATTTAAAGCAGTCGAATTAAGTGATCCAATAAATGATTCGGCAACTTCAAAGTTGATCTTGTTATTATAATTTGAGTCAACATACATCTTAACAACTGTAACTTGGATCTGACGAATATATTCACGATCAATTGCACCAGTATCAGTATAAGTAACTGCTGGAAATAATTCAGCAACTTTTTGCGAAAGCGTAGTGTCAGATATTGCAGATGTAGCAAATTGAATTGCGGTATCAGCAGATGTAACAGTAGAACCCGCAGATGTGACAAGTGATGAAACCGAATTAAATTCAGTTAAATCAATCGAATCAAGGATATTCTGGACGGCCATTCCATTCGTAGCGGCTGTAACAACTGCAAATGTGCCAATGACTTCTTTTTCTTCAGTTGATGCATCTTTAGTTAATTTTTGACGCGTGATGTCAATAATATCAAATGTTCCAGATGTTGGTTTAACTGTTCCAGTGCGGTAATCATCTAGCGCGGTTGTGGCAACAGATTCAACTGCAGTGTTTATAGTAATAATATTTGAAGCTGATAATGTAGAATCTTCAGTTGTGATCGCGCTCAATGTTCCAGCATTTGCAGTTTGAGTAGCAACATCATAAACACTTTTGAAATAAATGTCTGATGAACTATTATCATATGGAACTTTCGCAGTGATTAATTTTCCACCTTGATTGATAGCTTCCATTGATGCATAATAGAAATAACGCTCTGCTTCATTTGTTGGAATACCATAATATGTTAACCATGAATTACGCGACGTGAATTCAAGGGGTAGCTTATCTTCACCTTTATCAGCGAAACCCATTACCAAAGATGTGGTACCTGCTAGTGCTGGATTATATTGGCTTAAGTCGCGTTCACGAATCTCTACGCCGGGCATTGTAATGCTTCTCATATGTTTGTCTCCTCTATTAAAAATATTAGTCTATTCTATTTATAATATAATGGAGAATTCTAAGGTCGTAGTAAAAATAATTTTATATTTGTCGTGATAGGTGTATAAATAATCTTAGTGATATATGTTTGGAACGATGTAATTGCCAAACCTGATAGTCAAGGTATTTAGTAGCCGTAGTGGAGTCTATTACCGGCGCTCAGTAAAAACACTGTGATACTTAAAAGACCACGGGTATTGACCTGCGGTGAATTTTATAACCGTCATTGATCTTCGGATCAGCGTACGATAGAGAATATCGGAGACAGGATGACCTGCCGATGGAAACATCTTCACTCTATCTTTCGACCTTCTATTGGGTAGGGGGTCGATCTGTTCAAACCTATCAAACCTACCAAAACAAACCAATCAAACAAAAATAAGTAAAAAATCGGCATTGGAACAATGTCGAACGTAACAATTAAAAATATCAATTGAAATGGTATAATATTGTATGCTAGAGAAGAATATAAATTTAAGCAATAATATGATCAATACATATTATGATGAATTAAAAGAAGATCTTACTATTACAATAGCTAATATCAGGGAAAGGGCCTTCTTGGTATCAAGTACTAGATCTAAATGGTTAATGTATCTATTCAAAGAGAAGGAAAATCTCAATAAAGTCAAGACTAAAAAGAAGGAAATAGTTGCAAGCAAGCTTGCAACGTCGTCTTCGACGACTAATAATTCATTATTGAGATTGAAGGATGAAAATAAGTTAGAAAATTCTGATGTTATTAAGAAGCTCAACACTTTAGCTAGACAATGCCAAGAGGTCGTAGATTTCCTTGAATATGTCTTATCAATAATGAATGATTATGGCTTCACTATCAAAAATACTATTGACCTTCTCAAATTGGAGCAGATGTAAATGGATGAGTTATATGAGTTGTTTCCAGATGGTAAGAAGTTTCGCGTAATATATGACGAGAATTTACGTCAGTTCAAATTACTTGCGTTAAAGGAACATTTCCTTGAGGAAGTCATAGAATTATTTTCAGATGATAATCCAGCAGCTTTCTTCATGAAGCAACATGGATATAACACATCCTCACGTATATCAGTCATCAATCATTTTGGCTACTTTAACATTGGCTTATTTTTTGATGTCATGAAGTCTATAGTCATGTTATTTGGTAAGAATTCAATAGCTATTTCAAAAGACGTAGCATTAGTTGTCAGAGAACAACTACAGCCATTATATCATGAAAAAATTATTACATCAGATGATTTAAGTAATCCGTTGGAATTTTCTATTGATAATATTTCAACCGAATTAGATATGCGTGACTATCAAATTGATGTTATTAAATCAACATTATTATTAGGTAGAGGTCGCTCACTTTTTGAATGTCCTACAGGATCTGGTAAATCATTTATTAGTGCCAACTTACTTTACACCATTTTCAATCGAACTGATAAAAAGTTACGTACATTGATTTACGTTCCAAATCGTCAATTGGTTGACCAGTTTTATAAAGACTTAATGAATTATGGCTTTGATGAGTCAATGCTTTCACGTTTTACAGGTGGACTGAAGACTAAGGAGAAAAATAAGCCATTAACTCAGATCATTATATCCAATAAGCAATATATCTCACGTAATATGCATAAGTTGCCTAAGATTGATATCTTCTTATGTGATGAGGTACATAGTGTTTCACCTGATAGTTCAGGTTTTAAGTTTATTGAAAATCTCAACTGTCCAATTAAGATAGGTTTCTCAGGAACAATACCACGTAAAAAATACCACAAATGGTCACTCATCGGATTATTTGGTCCAATTGTTCATAGTGAAGATATTAAGACGCTTCAAGATCAGGGATTTCTAGCTGACTTAGAGATTGTTTCAGTTCAATGCTTTGATGCACATGTTGATAAAAATAAAGAACTTCTATTCTCACTGAAAAGTAGGCATCATTATAGTGAAGATGGTGATATTGCATTTAATGCGGCTTGGAATGATGAGTCAAAATATATCACTGATAATTTCCGCAAACTTTACACACCTATCATAACGTACCTAGAATCGCTCTCAGGAAACACGCTCATGTTGTTTGATAGAATACCGTTTGGTGAAGGGTTGTATGACCTGATGAAATCTGGTGACACCGGTGATACTGTGTGGTATATTGATGGCTCAACACCTATTAATGAGCGAGAAAGAATACGTGAGCATCTTGAAAAGACAACAGGAAATAGATTATTAGCTCAATCTGCCACATTTGCGACGGGCATCAATATTAAGAACTTGCCTAATATCGCTTTCTTTTTCTCTGGAAAGGCATTCAGTAAAATTGTCCAAAGTATCGGACGATCATTGCGCCTACATAAAGATAAAAATCATGCAACCTTGATTGACGTATCATTTAACTTTAAATATAGCCAGCGGCATCTTAAAGAACGTTTCAAGATATATAAAAGGGATTACGGAAAAAGTAATCTCTCTAATATAATCAAATTGAATGTTTAATAATTAAGCGTCTTTATCCTTGGTCCATCCTTTTTCGATAGCGCTGAAGAATTCTTTTTTCTTAGCATCATCGAGCTCAGCTGGGCTTTTGACCCCAAATTCTTTTAGCTTGCCTTTGAAGAACTTCTGATATTCTTCTTTGTCACCTTCTTCGATGATTTCTTCATCAACTAATTTATTGATGAAAATTGCAGACTCGCCCATTTCATCATCTTCATCATCTATATTGATTTCGATTTCTTCATCAGCACCTTTTAATCTATTCTTTCCACCCATTCTGGTAGGAGCAATAAGTTCGATTGGCTTTTCATCTTCACCTGGAAGAACTGCTCGTTCTTTTACTTCATTCTCACCACCTAATTCAGTAGGCGCTACTAATTCAATGGGCTTTTTATCTTCACCTGGAAGAACTTTACGCTTTTTAGCATCTTTAAGCTCATCAGTTTCAGCTTCAATAGAAGCGGTTAATTCGTTAATTTTCTCAACATATCTTTTCATCTTATTTCTCCTTTATTAAATTATATAGTCTATTTACTCACTAGCGCTATAATCACTTAATGCATCATTAATACCGTTTATGAAATTTCCAATAATAATCGTTTTATCTGCAATGTCTATATATACTTCATTGTTGAATCTATTTTTTGCCATCGTCATGAAATTTCCAATTAGAATTTTTTGAGCTGGATTCAATGTGGCATCATCTAACGCTTTCTTCGTTCCAGCCTCAATCAAAAGATCAATCGAGCTAAATTGCTTCTCGATATAAATCTCACGCAACATTTTGTAGCCAATCATTGATGCATCATGCAGCTCGACTGGTTGAATATCTTCAGTTGCCAACCATATAACAGCAGTCGTTCTACCTGCTTGATAACCTGGCCGACCTGGTGATGTAAAGAGCGCGCAACCTGTTAACATACTAACTAACATAATCCCTAATACTATTTTCTTCATTCTACTCTCCTATGATAAATAATCCTATACACTAATATTATTTACTAGATCGGCCTAAAATATGTCCATTAATCAAAACAATCAACGCCTTAGATACATCAAGCGTAATAACTTAGATGCTGAAGCAAAAATTATAGGGAACTATTATTTAGACATTATCAATTCATATGGAGTCGACTGCACATATTTTAAGGTTGATTTCGATTTACCCGATACGTTTGAAACTACATTATCAGCAAATATATATAAAAATATTTACGGATATGATTCATCTATTATGACCTATCAATTATCAACTGATATGGTTACATATATGGAAGTCGAAGATGATATATTTATGATGAACAAATATGGTGTCATACCTGAGACTGATATAACATTCTATTTTGACATCAAAGCGTTCGCTAGTAAATTTGCCGTTCAATTAGGTCAATATGATGAATTTCCTATTGATTCAATAATAGTCAATGAAGAATTGTCAGCCGGAACACTTTCATTTTCATCAACATTTACATCAGACGTTGTGTCAGGTATTATTTCCATAGATGAATCCGGTTTGGCTGATACATCTGGTATAATTCAATGTTCGTTATCTGCTACTAATGATCCATTATATAGTATTGCCGTAAATGACATGTTGGCAAAATATGATTCATATGAAATTAGTGGTGGATCGGCTGAACCATATGCATTTATGTCGTATAATACATCAGGTAATCAATTAAGTGGCGTAATTAATGGAACAGTCCTTTATTATAGTCTTGACGAAATTAGTCGTTACATCAATAAGATCAGACCAAAAGTCGGCGACATTCTTCGAGTTGATTTCCCAGGGGTAGAAGATGAAGATTTTGAACAATATGAGATTACTGACGCAATGGATAGAAAGCTTTCACAAGATGGCATCAATCCACTGCTTCATAAATATGTGTGGAAATGTAAAGCGGTCAGAAGAATGCCATCACATGAAGATCTAGACAGTGAATTGAACGCAGATGAGTTTATGGATGTGTTACGTAAGAAACAATTCGTTGATGAAGAGATTGCTGATCAGATTGATGATTACAGTGATGATGTAGATGAAGTGTACGGAGGATATGATGGAACAATTGAAGAAACTGATAAAGACAAAGTGGATGACGTTGACTTACTTGACGCAACAGATGGTATGGCATTTACGATCTTTGAATTCGATAATGGGTCAAGTTTGTATACTGATGGATACGATATATTCTTCAGCAACACTCTAGATGAAATCACTAAGCTAACTGTCTTCAATGATGTAGTGATTATTGCGCCTGATGTTCCAACTGAATTGAATTATCTCAAGGCGACCGACAACTCAGTTTACTTCATGAATATCGAAGGTGATGTAGCGGCATTAGTTGCTACGAATGCTGATAGCACTTCACAATATTCAAATGCGTTGAATGTGTTGACAAATGATGATACTATGAATATTGATGCTACGAACTTCTATCGCTTCACCAACACATTGACAATGATATATTGTGACGTTAGCGATCTTTACATTCGTCTAGGTAATGATAATGAGACCATTGTGAAGATGACGTAAACTATTTGTTATGTAGAGCATAGGCTTGCGCCTGTTATTTTTGTCCTAGCCTTGGAAGCTGGAGGCACTCAACTGAGCGTTCCCCGTCTACGATTTTCCCCGACCCAACTATCCAAGCACCGTCTTCACTAAATCTGCCAAAAGCGCACCCAGTGCTTAGGGCAATCAGTACCCCCAACGCAATTAGATACAGAA